CTCTAATATCATTGATATGGGCAAATAAATATCACCAATATTTATATCTAAAAAATTCTGGGTAGTATTATTAGGAGATACTATAATTGTTCCTCCTCCCGGACGCCTTACTATAATTTTTATTTCATATGCAGTTTGTGGAATAAAAGAAGGGAACAAACTTAATAAGGTTGGGAAAGCACTAGCTCCCGATGCCATAACTGGAAATGTAACAGGATTAACTCCAGATACGTATTGTATTTTATTGCCATATTGAATATAGCGAAGAAAATTTGATCCCGCGTTATTGCGCACCCACCCAACTCGTACTTTATAAGTATAACCCACCGGCATAGTTGGCGATGTTGCGGATGTAGACAATAGACTTGATACCGTACTCCCATTATAGATAACCCAGATACTATACCACGTATTGGCCGCCTCCGTGCCAGTATCAAGCCCGTTGACTCCTGATAGCGTGATGTTAAATGATGAATTTACAAAAGGAGTCAAATATACTACGTTATTAAGGCCCTCCCTAAGAATAAGGCCGGATGCCGTTATATTGCCTATTGTATCACCATATACAGAAATCTTTAGATTAGAATAGCTATTGCCCATCCCATAACCTACCCCTCGTACGATACCAGAACTGTCACGAGCCAACATTGTGGAGTTCTGTAAAGAAACCTGCGTATCTATTCCATTATCTCTAACTATGGGATCTCTATTAGCCATGAATTACCTAAGCAAGAACAGTTATGGGTTGTGGTTCAAAACTAATTTCAGTTGCTGAAATTGCTGTTCCAATCTGTTGCGAGATTACACCCGTACCAGAAGGTGCCGTTGCGGTTGCTGCGCCAGATACCCCTAGAAACATTAATGATCCAGCAGTTAATCCAGATAATCCGGTTATAGTACCTTTAAAATATACACTGGCAGCGGCGGGGCTGGTAGTTCCTGCTAAAACAAATCCGACCGCTCTACGAGTATTTGAATTATCTGCCTTCCTAGCCGTTGAAGTTCCGGCATTGTCATATATATTTACAAGATCACCGGCCGAAAGATTCTCACTTGTAACAACACTCTTTACGTCTGGTCCAACTCCGACAGGCATCACCGAATTACTCAATTTGCCAGAGGGATCAAGTGCCGGTATTTCTCCAGCATTAGCTGCGCCACCGCTAATAACCGTTGCTTCCACTTCTGTTTGAATGCCATTTTGTAATGAAATATATTTGTCTGCCATAATAAAACCTTTGATTAAGTTGTAAGCACCGGTTCTCCAGCGCGAATAAAGATTGTTGTTGATGAAATGATGTGTCCTATACGGGCAACTACTGCCCCAGTAGGAACGCCTTGAACTATAGTACCATTAGCACCAAGAAACAAGTGTAATTCACCATTAATATTCCAGTTCCAGCCGTTATCACTAAGTATCCCGAATGTCTGCACATTAACCGCAACATCGGCGGTAACTGATTGTGTTGTTACACCCAATAGAGAGATTGCGGTATTAGGTATGTCTTTGTCTGCATATAGTACTTTGCTAGTAATAGGATCAATATGAACAATCCGCAATGCGCTCAAAACCTGCCCCGCAATAGCGTTAACTGTATTGCCCGCCGGCCCCTGCAAGCCCATGGCGGATATAACAGCGGACGGCCCGCCCGTATTTATGATCTCAATTAACATGGCGCCTCATCCGTTATGGTTATGTCGCCAGAAAATGATTGTCCTGTGCCAGCTGGTGATGTTATGCGTAGATAATAAGGATATTTACCAAGTGGAAGCGCCATCGTTTCAACAGAAGTTATATCGATTGTGATGGTTCCGGTTATCCCACCAAGTGCAAGTTTACCGTTGACTATCGTGCAACTAATAATAGTAGTATTATTGGAGTTGTACACTCTAAATTCGCCAGCATTGTAGCTACTTATGTTCATTGGCGTCCCGTCATCATTCTTCATAATAGCAACTTTATGGACAGTAAGGCCCCTGTACAAAGTGAAGTCCACTTCCTGCCCCCTAGCTTCTGCTGTCATGCCATCAAATACTGTTGCCATGTATCATCCTATAAATTATCTGTCCATCCGTAGACTGCAATACTCGAGCTGGCACCAGTGCCGTGCCAATAAATATTTGTGCTTTCAAGCACCATCTCAACAACTTGGCAATTTGGATTGGCAATAAGTGCCATTATGAAACCATGTGTTTCTATAGTTGTATCACCCCATCCTATATCGTTTGGCATCACGTGTGTATTACTAAAATTAGCGTTAGAATATATGACTTGTATTTTATAAGCGGTGGGTGGGACATAGTTTGCTACTGCTACGGGAACAATCGACCCACTATTACCACTTCCCATAATAATTTTATTGACAGGATTTGTACCACAAACATAAACCGCTTCATTACCATACTGTAGGCTGCGATAAAGATTAGAGGAACCGTTATTTCTTATTGCGCCAACCCTTGCTTTATAAGTATACCCAACTGGCATAGTTGGCGATGTTGCGGATGTAGATAATAGACTTGATACGGTGCTGCCGTTATAAATGATCCAGACATTATACCACGTATCGGCCGCCTCTGATCCCGTATCAAGACCACCAGCTCCGGATGTTGTAATATTATTAGAAACGTTAACAGCATTTGCCACATAAACAAGACCGCTACCATTTGAAAGTGCTATCTGATTAATTGTAATGGTAGTATTCGTATCACTTGTTACTTGAATTTTAAGCCCAGATGCGCCAGCGGCATATCCTCCTGTAAAAGCATTTGCAACATTGCCAGCTATCTTTTGAATAGCTCCTAAAATGGAATCGCTAGGACTAACCACTCCTGCGCCAGCAGTATATCCAGTTAAGACTTTGCTGATTACTGCGCTGTTTGTAAGTGTGGTTACGCCATCAATTCCAGACGTAGCCTCTCCTGTTAAGGACATAATACCACTCGCGCCCGCAAGAAGGGAAAATGATAAATTTGTCACGCCAATATCAATGGGGGCTGCTGTTGTAAGTATCCAAGCGGTTGCGCCGTTGGTCGTGCCGAAAGCCACTGGAATTGTGGTGCCAGGTTCTACCTCATCCGTTCCGTCAAAATCTGTTGCACGCGTCCATGATCCGACCTGTTGTTCATATATACCATTTTCAGAAGCAGTGCTTTGGTTCTTAACAAGAATGCGCTGGCCAGCTATACCGGTTCCGCCATCAATATTTTGCAACCCCGACAAAGTAATATTTGCCGTAGTGGCGTATTCTACAGGATCTTTAAAAGCAAATTCTTTGTTTGCCAGTTGCTGTATAAGCAGTTGCAAGTTCGTCTTAAGAGTTGCTGTATTATTGTCATCCAGAACATCCGCGCCCGTGATATCCTCTACAAGTTGCGTAAGTGCGTTGACAACAAAAGCGCTTTGCCGCATTGCTTTATTTACAAGTGCCGATCGTGCGATGCCGGGTTGATTTCCAAGGTTGCGCCGTGCATCCGCGCTATATTGGGCTTGTGTTAATATGTTTGTAGCGGTATCGCCAAACTTCAATATTTCATTAACCATAAAAAAATCCTCTTATTAAGGTGTTATTTCTTCTGCCCACGATCCTATATCCCATCCATTAACTCCAATGCCTTCAGAATCCCATGCGAATAAAGGTGTATTTGGTGCGCTTATAGCATAGTAGCTAATACCTACGCCTTCTGGTTTAAGTGATATATACCCTCCTGTCAATAGCGCAAGATAAACGGGCGTTAGTAGATTGCCGGCAATACCAACAATCATCGACATATCTTGATTGTCCTGTATTACAATAGTGCTATCTGGAAACAATGTTTGCCATATTTCGTATGCTCTTGGTATGCTTCCATCCCAATGGTTGGCTGCAATTTTACCCTTTATCACGATCCTATATAAATCATCGTTAAGGGAAATAAGCCCTGTATCAGGATCAAACTCACCCTGCCAGACTCCTGAATCCCACCCGTCCGCATCGGTGTCATCCCAAGTGAAATAATAACCCACTAGGGGAATAGAGATTTGCCTACTAATACCCACCCACTCGCCAACAATATCAAGCTGTTTACCAATGGCCAAATCGACATCAAAGTATTCTGGCATCTTACAAATAAGGTCTTGAACCTTTACCATAGGTTCAATTATCGCGCGCAACGTACTCTCAAACTTAGGTTTCTGCCTATGTTCTGATGTAACTAACGCCAAATAATCATCAATAGTATTTATAGTTGCCATGCTATACCACTATTAGGGTTATATCAGCAACAGAGCACTCAGCCGCTTCAGTGAAGACCAAATTAATATTACTAGTACCGAAAGGATCAGCTAACTTAGCCAAGCGGATTAGTGTAACGTTAAACGTCTCTCCAATTTGTGAATTAGAAAGATTAGCCGGCACATAAAGCCTCGTTAAATACACATCGTCACCAATATCAAGGGTGTTAATATAGTCGGCCACAGCTTGCTTTATGGCGTCGCCTGTTGAACTTATATAGCCAGCCAATGCGTCAATAGTTACTTCCACCTTTATCGCAACATTCGTAGGCCGGAAAAAGTTGATAACATTGGGCACGCCGTATTGATCAATCACTGTATAATTGGTGGTTCCATAGGTTGGAGTTCCGGGCGTTTTATGTACTGCAATAGCTGTTGCAATATCCGCAACGGTTCCACCTTCCGCAATGATAGCTATGTTATGGGCTGGTATTCCATCGGCATCAGTGAAATTAGAATCGTTCTCATATCCTTTATACCTTGTCACCCCGTAGACACTTGCAACCGCTCCGACTGTGCCTTCAATCACTGATTTCGATGGTATAGCAACCGATATCGTTTGCCTCTGCCGTAGTTCAAAATCTGTTTCGACAGGAACTCCTTCAACTGCCGCAAGAACATTGGTAACAGTTTGCCAACCTAGGGTTGGGGTTGCAATTTTATTAATCTCGCCCGCGCCCGCGCGTATAGCCCCTATTTCTGCTGCCGTGGCGGTGACGATAATATCGCCACTGATAGGAATCGTTACACTTACGGGAAGGTTCCATTTCTGCCCCAAGATATCTTCGGCTTGTCCATTTAATATAATAGTACCCTGTTGCCCAACAATCGTTAAGTCGGCAGTGGAATAGGTGGCATCTCTTCTTGTTATACCATTAATCTTAACATTTCTTGAAAGGCCAGTACCTTGCGCAGTAGAGGGAGAAAATGAATTATAAACCGATGCCCCAAATGACATCGTATCATATGTGGCCTGTGAGAAGATAGCTACAAGCTGCCCGTCCTGACTATCTGGCTCTATATAAATATCATTGCCATAAATAGAGCGGAAATTATTCTGTTGCTCAGCAAGTACCGTAGGATAATCTGGGAAATGATAACCAGTTGCATCAATGTAAACAAGATCAGCAATAGCCATTACAGGACTCCATTAATAGTTGTTTCACCAAAGGCCGTTGTTATGGTGGCCCTTATCTCAAAATTTCTTGTATCTGGATCAAAAGTACTTTCGTATTCATTGATTGCCGTCACTCCCCTTGTCTCGATTATTCTTTGTCTTATTTCGAGATCAACACTATCTTTAGTATGCTTTCCTAATATACCTACATTATATGGTGTGCCTTCCTCTACATCTAAGAACCACTCACCAAGCCATAATTTAAGACGGGTAAGCACAGCCTGCGCGGCTGTTTCTGGTGTATCAAATAAGAAGTCATCGGCACTATGCCCAAAAGTCATATCACCATTCTCGTCAAGTTTACGGTATCTCATTAATTGGGCGCTCCTGTATTACCACCACCATTCTGGACACCAGAATGTGTATGTGTCTTTAAACTTATTGTACCAGCAAGTGAGTCTCCTGCAACATTTAAATCGCCCGTCATTTCAACAAGGGGGGCGTCAAGTATTATCTTACTACCTGATTTTAACTTTATCTCGCCAGAGGCGTTAATCTCAATAAATGCGGCCCCTGCATTGTTGCGCAACTGGACGCTATTGCTACTAATATTTGCAATCTTTGTGGCTTGGCTTTTGATGCCGGCTATTGCGAAACCATCAGATAAATCATGCATTCTTGCTTCTGCTTGTTTGCCTATTCCGCCACTCTGCCACCAAGTATCAATACACCTTGACGCAAATATGACGAGCACTTCATCGCCATCCTCTATTGGGAAGGTAAGGCTAAAACCACCAGCAGAAGGGAATACTATAGGAACGTCAACAAGTACTGGAAGGTTAACATTCGCTACATTTCCATTCTCATCACTTACCGCACCTTGTATAGCAGGCTGCGCTGATATAGTATTGGCCTCAAGATTAACTGCACTTACAATACATGGTAAAGCAGTCCATATTGAGGCCGCCCTGTCATCCATAGCAAGCCTCAGTGACTCCTCGCTATCGTTTAAATATTCCCTTCTATCCATATAACCACCCAATCTTTATGTTTTCTTAACACTCTTCTTCGGCGGCTGTGTCGCATCTACGTCAAGACATACAATGTTACTATACCATTCGTTTGCATGTGTATCTCCAACGTGTTCCACCGCTAATAGTCTATAGAACCCATCCGCCGCCGTTGCGGTTAGATTCTTTTTCTTCCCATCGCCCTCATCAGTTTGTTTCTGCTCTGTCACATCTTCTTCGTTTATCTTTACTTTGCTGGCGATCTTAAGCATGGGGTTAAGTAGGCATTTTGCCTTAATACCTTCCGTTGTTTGTTCGGCACTACCTATAAGTCCGCTTGAACTATTAAGGACAACCGCTTGATTTGGAAGCACTTCTGTCAAGCTAACAAATTGAACCTTCCCGTCTTGTATACTCCATGTTGTGCCTGTTGTTTTTGCCGATTGCCTTAAATAATCTCTACTCATTCCATACATGACTTTACCGCGCGCTAACTTTTCCGTTCCAAGGGAAGGAATATTGCCCGTCGATATACCGTTATTCTTCATATTGTTAATCGCAGCGTTTACTTGATCGTTCTGCGTGGAACCTGCGGCAAGCGTTGTATTTGTGATAGAGTAGTTGTAGGCCTTATCACCATCACCGGCATAAATCATAATGAAGGAATCAACACCATTTTCCTTTCCTTTAGATATGCGCTTGACATTCCCTTTAAAAATAAGCGCAATATTTTCCTCGTAACCCGCCTCTAAAGTGACTTGTGTAAATTCCTTCTTAATACGATTCGCCGTATCGTCTGCAAGATTCCATACCTGTATTTCTGCCGCGTTTGGTGTTTGCGCATCCGTTTTCTTGACACTAAACTTGATGCGTAGATTCGACAGGTCAAGACCATTCCCTGCATCATCCGCTATAATTAGCCTGCATTTCCTTAAATATTGACGGGCGCTCATTGGGCCTCCTCCGTCACAAAATAAAGGAAAGATTCAACACCAAGGTTATCAAGCGTTGGCACAGCAGTTTCATCACTATTAGTTAACACTACAAGCGATCCACCAATGCCAAGATATTCATATTGGCCAAGAAGATCGACTCCTGTCACAAGGGGGGTATTATGCAATATTGGCTGGTTTGTTATGGAGTCATCTATATCAATAAACCACCCGCCTTCAATGGCATCGTTCCATCTACAAGTTACAATGTATTCTTTCCCTACTAATTCGATAGTGAGGCGTTGCGGTATATTGGAGAGTGGAATTGTATAAACTGCCATTAACTACCTCTCACTATTTTTCTGCCAGTCATATTACTCAATGAGCTATCGTCTTTTGCTGATATAGTACTAGTCTTATCAACAGCTTTCTTAACGCCAACATTCTGCGTCGCTCCTGTTTTTGCTGGCGTCTTCTGCCTTGCACGTGGTGGTACAGTCGTGACCTCAACATCCACAATATTTATTTCTGTTAAAGTTGCCGTAATAGATAAGCAGTTTTCAGTTGATGAATCAGTAGTTTGCGACAAACTCTTGAATAACATGTTCTTGTATTTTCTTTTTCCTGTTACAACGTCGAAAGGCTCCCTTGACGCCTGCAACTCTAATAAATCTTTGTAAGTTTCTGTTAGTGGTTTCGTGTTACTATCCCACATAGCGCGTATGGTAACTTCTGAAGGATTCTTATACGCATGATCGCTAACATCAGCACCATTTTGCACCGGATGTTTTGTTATCTCAAGTGTATCCTCTGCGCTTTCCTCAATTGTTACGGTTGCCTCTATACCTCCAATGCTACGTCTTGGCCTTATAAGTACTGAAGTAAACGGCGCTGATAAGAAGTTGAATGTCATCTTGCAGCCCCCTTCATATTGCGCGCCATATCCGCATTAACTTGACTCTGCGCATTGGTTACACTTCTTGCCGTAGCGTTCGGGTCGGCATTGCCTATTACGTTTATTTCTGTCTTTTGCGTAATATTCTGTTGCGGTGCTGTAGCAGAAGATAGGTAAGAGGGCGCCAATCCTGTTGCGGGTGCCCCAATTCTATTAACATTAACGGCAACATTCTTTCCGTCTTCACCGAAGAAATCAGATATTGAGCCGCCAACCTTCTTTACAATATCCCACGCGCCTTTCATCTTATCAATGAAGCGACCAACTACGCCAAATACTTTGTCGAATGCACTAGAGAATGATCCATATAATACACTTGCGATATTGCCAATCTGAATAAGGAAGCTGCCAAATAATCCTAATACAGGTTTTATAACGGCCCACATTATACTAAATACGCTACTTACTACATCAGCAAATTTAATAAATGCTGTCCAGTCTAAAGCAGAACCGGCCCCCCTTTTGAAAGCCATAAGATCATCTACCAATAATGCAAAAGCTACCCCTAGGCCTAATATAATCCCAACAGGGGAGCGCATAAATACAATATTCAGCACTTTCCATGCTGCAATAACCGCCAAGATACGAGTAACCCACCCACCAGTGGCATCATCCGCCTTCTTTACAATATCAATAACGGCACCCATAGTATTAACCACAGCAAGAAGAACTTCTGATAATATACCCGCTATTTTCAAGAGGATTTCCATCATAGGCTCAAATGCCCGCATGATATTTGGCATATTGTCGACAAGTTTACGCCTAAAATTATCCATGCCAGCGGTAACATTGGGAAGAAGCTTACTCACAATCGCCTTAAATGTTACACTAAAGACGGCCTTTGTGCGGTCAAGAGCATCTACAAACAATCCTGCATCCTTTGCCGCTTGGTTCGCATCAACGCCGGCCCCCTGATATAGCTTGCGGTATTCCTCCCTTAGTCCTGATATATCGGATGTCATGACCTCTATCATGGTAGGGTCAATACCTAACCTTGATAATATGGCCATTTGCTGGCCCTTCTCCATATCTTTTATTTTATCAGCTATTTCGCCCATAAGGATTGTAGATGATTTCAAATCACCATTGGCATCCTTGACGCTTATGCCAAGTTTCTCAAATATCATCTTAGAGCGGCCTATGCCTGTTGCTGCAAGGCCAGCCTGTATAGATAATCCCTCCAATGATGAATTCGCCGCCTCAACTGAAGACCCCATTATTTGGGCAGCATATCCGAATTCTTCTATTTCATTTACTGGTGTATCGATACGATTACTTAAATCGTTTAATTTATCCATCTGGTGAGCAACAGAATTAAACGCTTGCACAATGGCAGCGCCGCCCAATGCTATTAGACCTTGCTTTACTCTTGATATGCCGTTATTAAAATTATTGAGGCTTTTATCGTCAACTTTAAACCCAATTCCTACCAAGAACTCTTTGATAACATCGCCTTTCATTCCATGGCCTCCCTATAACGTGCCTCATTCTCATACTGGACATCAAGGGCATCATTCATCAGCGCAATGTCCATAATGTCGAGAGTTCCATCTTTAAGACTTTCGAACTTACATAATCCTTTAATGACTGGACGCATTACCCAATCTTCACCATTTGGCAATGAAACAAAATAATCAGGACTTATTTCGTTGCCCCTCTTATCTACTACGCCCCTGTGCCTGAGGTTGGGTAAAGGGCGCTGGTAAAATTTTTAAAATTACACATCACCGCCTCCCACATCAGCCTAAGTATGGATACCACATTATCAATGTCTTGAAACATTATAGCTTTGCCGCCAGACGATACCACAGGAGCCCATCCTCCGCCTGCTTGCTTTCTACTAACAGAAGATAGAAGCTCAAATAATATGTAGTTGAATTCATCATCACTAAGCTTCGAGAGTGCGGCCGCACCCTTTGCCGCCATTTCTAAATAGTCCTCACCTTTACTATCTTTAGAAACAGTTTTGACAAGGGGTGCTATTTCCGAAAGTATCGGTGTCAACCTTCTTGCAACATGAATCTGATTCAATACTGGAAGCTTACTAAATTTATATTCAGCACCAGCGACATTAATGCTTTCTTGTGTCATGTTATATCTCCGGTGTTCCAACGCCTAGAATCGTATTTGTGCCAATGGCATCAAATGACCACTCCATCATGCCACCTTCTTTTGCGTATGTGATGGTTGGGCGCTTTTTAAATGCCACTCCTGATAATGTAATAATATCGCCACGAGATACATCATTGATAACAATAACGTTGCTTCCATGCGTCGCACTTGACGCCGTTTGCAAGTTGTACATTGTTTGCAATTGTGCATTGGTTGGCGATGTCTTAAGTAGCCTTACAGTTACTGCGCTAGATTCATCAGCAACAAGCGAATGCATACCGGCACCATCAGAGCCTATCGTCATGATATTCTTATCATTGGTAGATTCGATAGTAATACCTTCTTCTGCTACTCCGGCCCCGTTTGCCAGATTAATAGAACCACCAAAACCATTTATCGATGCTGTAACATCTTTAAAACTATATGTAGCCATTCAACTTCTCCTTATTAGCGATTAACATTGATATCAATATTGAGGACAGTATGTATTGCACCTGCAAGCTTTACTGCTATTTGTATTGGGGGCGATTTGCGCGCATCCCTATCTGCTTGTGGTTGTAAGTCGATAGGGGAGCTGTAAATGTAATAACCTTGTGTTAGATAGTTTCCTCTCTCTAATTGACCAAAACCATCTTGATTCCATACACCAGCAGCAATTAATCCATTGGTGACGCCCTGATCAAGTGCCCTAGATATAACAGTCTTTATATCGGTAACGCCGCTTTCAGTTTGGGATGTCTTATTGGATGTATTAAGAAGGTTATACACATTATTCTCGATTGCATCTTTTAGCCAATCAAGACCATGAATCTCATCAAAATATGCACCACCAAACATTACGCCGTATTGGGTAATTGCTGAACTATTATCATATGCAGCAAATACATTATAGCGCTTAGTAGCTAATGATTGTTGTTGACTAACTTTAAGATTCTCCGCAATAACACCTGGCTCTTGTTTCCACATCATAGTTAGTGTAGTTTTGCTTCCAGAGAAATTAACAGTAAAAGCACGCCCTACAAATGACGCTACCGCATATGGGCTTGAAGAAGAATATTGTCCGAATGTGCGGGTGTAATTTAGGGCACTTAGTGCAGTTCCAATATCCGCGGTATATCCAGAATCCAAAACCCGCGTGTCTTGTTCTGTAATTCCATAAATACGACTACGTGACAATCCTTGTATGTATTGAGCAACTGCGGTTGCTTGCGCATCCGTTGGTTGTGTGGCCGCTCCAAATATTAAACCGTACCATTGGCCAGATACATCCACAAATGCAGTAACAGCCTCAAGTGGTGTTTCAGGAGCAAATCCTGGAACAGGTGCCAAGGCGGTTGCGGTTGTTAACTTTAGTTGCGCCGAAATGTCCGTACCTGATAATGGAGCAATTGCATAATCAACTTCAGAGGAAACCCCTGTTGTTGAACTTGTTACGATAAATCTAGAGCCATCCCACGTTACAACGCCACCAGTAAGGCCGGCAGTGATAACAGAAGCTACGCCGTTGAGATTTGTTTCTGCGGAAAAGTCACGTCCTGTTACGGTGCGTGTTACGCCATCTATATCAATACGGAAACCGCCGTTTGTGATAGGTGTCCAGTTCCCCATGGCTTGCTCTGCCGTTGTGAGTATACCGCCACGCAATAGTCCAGCGGTTGCAGTACGTAACCAGCGACCAATCATAACCTCGCGAGGTTTCGGACTTTGTGAATAATACAAAGCAGCCGTCAAGTATTCAGGAGCTGAAGTACCAAAATCATCAGCTACTCCCTCGAGAGTGGTATAGCTTCTCATACGCTCTACACCATCAATAATATTGCTATCGCCAGCAATTAAAAGGATACCAAAAGAACGCCTCGGTGCCGCCTGCGGTTGTATAGTTATGGTTGCATTTACAAGTAAATTAGTCGGAAGTTGATTTACCATTGTTAGGCTCCTTTATTTTATGGTTGCACATTCAAAGTTGACCACGCAATATCAATTTGCGGATCGTTATCAGTAACAATGTTGCCACCAGCGGATAGTAGTTTCATTATTGCGTAATCTCTTATAACCTCACGTCTTACGATGAGCGACAAATCGCAGCGACGATACCATCTTTCATTTATGAGTTCAGAGGCATTAACGATGCGCCCTATTTCTACTAACCCCATATTCGCAAGAAATAGTTGCTCTCTATTCTGCATAACATCCAACCCATCGCGTAATAACGATGCGTTCTCGATACAATTGGGCCCGTAGAAAGTGCATAGTATTTCGACGACTTCATGTCTTTTCATAGTAGTGACGTCATCTTGCTGCTCAAAATATGGATCGTTATCACCTTCAACATCAGCAACGCCTATTGCGCACCAGTTTACTGATATATCTGGTTGTGGTGCCGGCTCTGGTTGCCACCTTGGCCATACTAAAGATGGCTGCAAGCCTACCACTCCTATAATGATCTTTTGAATAAACGTATCAAACGATCCATTCATGGGTATAGAAGAAGTGCTTGCCGTAAGATATCCGCCAGTTGCGCTTGTATTAGGCATTAGGTTTCTCCATAACACAATCGGCACGATACCACCCTTTGCCATAGTTACCCCATGGGGTAACACCTATTACTTGATGGCGCTGATTATTCCATATCACGATATCAGGGTAGCCACCTGTTTTTGAGGTGATGATTTCGGTTTTCGTGTATATTGTAATCGTATCACTAACCCTTATGCCGTCTGGTAATCTATTGACAAGATCGTTATCACCTGATTGCACAGAAGCGACCGCTTTTAATTGGGTTTCTGTAATGACGTTAATACCATCATCATTGACCGCCGATGTCCTCCTAACGATGGTTATATCATCCACAAAGTCAGGATCGGTTAATAGCTCTGTAACATCAATATTAGCCATAATACTATTTACCTTTTTGTTTCGAACGTACCACATACGTAATCGAATTAATCAACTGCCCCGTACGTATTAAGGGCTTTGTACCCTTAGCACCCGCACGCTTCCTTGCCGCTAACGTGGAAGGCGCTAAGGGAGCAAAACCCTCACCCGCGCGGATAATTGCCTTCACACTATTCTGCGCAATAATACCAGCCCGCGCATAAGCATTATCTAAAGCAGATATGCCATGGCTAAGTGTATTGATCGCACCCTTGCGCAACTCAGCAACAATCCTTTTCTCAACCTTCTTGACGCCAGGACGCAAGAAAGGACGAGCGGGTATATTATTAACAGGGCTTCCAGTTTCCTGTATGTATCCAATGGCTGCATTCGATTCTCTCGTATCGTCACGTTTGCCGCCAGCCTCTGGAATCCCTACCAATAACTCCTTCTTCTTAAATTCTTCTATTTCAGCTCTAAGTTTACTCATGCCGTTATAAATAGTCATGACGTCAACTTTCATTTTCATAGCTGTATGCACCCCATACCAATTAGTCGCACAAGTTGTACATATTGCCGGCCATACATTGTAGTATTCCAATGACCATCTTCTGGATTCATTGATGACGTTGATGCGCTATTATCATAACTAATAGACACATCACCAACGGACTTGCTACTTATAACACCAGCCGTTCCAGTTCCAGTTTGAGCACCCCTATCCGCCGCCTTCACATTATTATTCGCAATAACAATGTTATGAGCAGTGAATAATTGAACACCGCGTAACCAAAGATCACCCCATTTATTTTGATCGACGAGTTGTTCCCCAATTCCTGACCACAAAGCAATCATAGAATTAGGGAAACAAGACATGTCGGCAAATTCTGGAAAGTCTAACCTGAATTGCGCGATATCCATTTGCTAGGCCTCTTTTTTACCTTTGGCGGCTTTTTCTTCTTTTGAAGGAACTTCTACCGCATCGTATACAGCCGGCCCTTCTATTCTTAGATTGGGTTTCGGTAGCTCAATTTCTGGTAGTGTCCTGCCGTCAACTATTTCGGCATCACCTTCTTTTATAAGAAGGTGCAAATAAGGATGATTCGCTAAGCTATCATCTAGCGTATGCACACCAACTTTATAGTCAACTTTATCAATACCGCGAGGTACATTAAAACGTACTAACATATAACTTCTCCTTTTAGATTAATTAAATACCGTCAGCATAACGAATAGTTTCAGGGTAAACGATCTCAAGTTCTCCATAAGCCCAAATATAAGGAGCGCAGAAATGAATGCCTTGATAGTATGGCGTCTCTCTACGAATTGGAACCATAGGGAAACGAACCTTATCTTCTGCATTCGTATAGCACATCATGCGATTTGTACTACCAGCGCCACGTCCTGTTAGCCATTTCAAAGGTTGAATATTGAGAGTAGCGTTATTAATACCAGTGGATATATTATTTCTAGTAATATACTCAAGAATAGAAACATTTCCCGCCGTGCTTACCAATTGAGTGCTAATATATGCAAATTCTGCTGGTGGTAGCCTTAGATCGGTAGGGGCGTATTTATAAGCACTCGCAGTCCATGAAGCTGTTAGGAGCGTATTAACATCTGAAAGAATTTCAGCAGGCGTTTTAAACGGCCATACAGCACCCGTAACGTTTGCTGCTGTAACAGCAGCATTATTAACAAGACCGCCAACACCTAGGCCTGAATCGCCAATATAGACCATTTCATCCGTAGATAATTGGTATAATTCGTTAAGAGCATCTATTTTCTGAACATCTATAGGAACTCCAATAGTTTGCGAACGCGCTAACTCAATACTAGTATAAGAAATTTCGCGACCAAGTGGACGGATTAGGCTAACAATACGCTCACCGTTAACAGAAACGCCAGGTAGCGCTGTTGTTTCAGCTGATATCCATGGCTTACCAGCAACTGATTGCGTTCCTTGTCCAGAGAATGAAGAACGCATGAAACTTGTGCTCTCGTTTCCAAATCCGATGTTAGACCTTAGTTTGATATCACGACTCCAAGTAACACTTGTTAGCGGTTGATATAGAATCTTATCCATAACATCCAGCTGGTTAACATAAAATGATAACGTGGAATCATAGAATTTTTGATCAAAAGTTTGTGTCATATTTTTTACTCCTTAATTGGATTTATTTAATGCGGATTTCGGCAAGATTGCCGTTTGCAGTATCGCGACCTTCGCTAGCCCAAACTAGATTTGGGATCAAAACGCTATTAGCCCCATCAGCAACTGCTTCAAAGTCACCGACCAGTTTAGGGCCTGCTGCAACTACGCGAATATAGACAGCCCCTCCTCGTGCTGGTGTTCCATCAGAACAAACTACACCAACGTATCCAGAAACAGCAACGCCAGTGATCTGTCCTGCGGTAGGCGCATCAGCGTTTGTTTCTGAACTTATGCGCGGAACCTCACGAACAAGAATACCGTAGAGATCTCCAGCAACTTCAGCGCCAGCGAAAGGAATAGCCTTTCCAGAACTGATTTTTACAGGAATACCAAAGGCTGTAGCCGTTGGGGTTCCTAGTTGAATAGGCTCAATGATAGAATCCTCGACACGAGAAACGCTACCTTTTGTTAAAGCGGGTGCGTTATATAAATATGCAACCATATAAAAACTCCTTAATAGATTATGTTACCACCCTTGTTAATAAAGCGCCGTCGGGTGTTTACAGCGCATATTTCCCAAGGGGAAAATTACAAAGCGGCTTTCTTGGCCCAAAACTTCGCGTGCATCTCATTTAATTTGTCAGCAGTCATATTCCCCCCACCCTTCAATGGGTTATTAGACGCATCAAAAGTTTTGCTATCGACAAGAGTATTTGAGCGTTTAACTTTTAGCAATTCGGATGCTGCAATAAAGATGGTAGTAAGGTCGTCACCACTATCGAGTGTTACAGCATGGCCGGCGTTTAGTGTGTCAATAACACTCCGACCATCGACTGTTGCGTATGCCGCTTTCAATGCATTACGCATAATGTCCTTGTCTCTTGCAATATTAGGAGCAAGAATCTCTGCACGTGATATTGTTTCCGCATCAATAGCAACTGTTCCGTCCGCAACATCTTCTTGTATAGCCGAATTGTTACCACCAACCATTTGGCGCACCTGCAAGATAGACTCCTCAATTTTAGATAACATCGCTTCTATATTATCACCCTCTACAGCATCAGGAGTAACAGTAGCATTATCACCTATTTTGCTTTCTTTATCTTCTTCTGGCTCGCATATATCTTTAATCCCCTCTAGCTTCGCAATACGAGCGTCGAGTGCTTCTATTCTTTCCATCATTGCGGTTTGCATGTCTTTTGACTCGCTCGCCATATCTTTATTTTCATCTTCTATTACTCCCGCAACTTCTAAAGCTTGATCAATTGTCTTAGAGATAGATGACTTTAGTTTTTCTGTTAGTTTTTTATACATAGAGACCTCTTTATGGTTATCGTGAATTGCGCAGGTAGGGCCTGCGCGTCCTTTGTCTACTAGAGCAACGTGATTGCCCCGTATATTAAATTGCTTCCCTCTGCCATCACCTATTTCTGCGCATTCCACATCGTATCCGCAAGAAACCTCTCGCAGGCCACTCTTGACCATAGATATCGCGCGCGCATCCGTAATTAGTAATTCTGCAATCAACTTGTCACTAGCTACGCCATTGCCGCGGCGTACGTTCTGCACAACACCAACGCTTAATTCTTTCCAGTTATCAGGTGTGACAAAATCATTGGGGTGGCCTATCGTGACTGGCTTGCCTTCGAAAGATGCAATAGTTTCTTCTGCGAACAATTCTTCTTCGTCTCGAGAGACAAGAACCGTTCCCGTTCTTCCACCAGTAATAGACGGGGTTTCTTCGTTTAGGTATTCTAAATAGCCGGTGCGCGTAATGGCGACTTCCTTACACAGCAGGAAGCCTTCCGGTGTTTCACTAATATTTTCGCTGATTTGATTAGTAGTGTAATAACGCATCAGTTCCTCTAGGGAAAAATATTAATCCTCTGGCAATACGGGCTCCCCGTAACACCTACAGTTATATATTTCCCCAGGATGAGTAGTTGTCCCGTCACTTAAAGTAGGAGGATTGTTCCAACTAAAGACTTCTCCATTTACTTCTTCGTGACTTTCTCTTACATCAGCGTCCCCCATTGTTCTCCACGTGTATTGTTCTGATCCAATACTTAATGCACGCGATCGATTAATGGTGGTATTACTTTTTGCGACTTCAGTTCTTGCAATTAACATTGCACGACTTTCTGTCACGTTAGTTGTATTTAACAACTCCCTTTGTACCACATCTGCACGACTTCCGTCAAGTGCTGCTTCAAGTGCTAATTTTTGCGCCCTTCTTCCTGCGTCTATGGGTAAGGATTTTATAAGAGTAACCTGCTCATTGAGCAACTGTTGGGCTATCATTCCAGTAGGCGTAGAGTATACTTCTTGACGTAATGATCTGCCTAGTTTTTTTGCTGTTTCTTCCCACGCCCGCCTGTTTCGTGCGTTCGTTTGTCTGATCATGTCAAAACTCTTTCTTGTCGCCCATGGCGTAATGATCTTTGAATAATCCTCAAGCGATTTCATCATCGCGCTTTCGTCAATTATTTGCACACCATCAATATGAGACTCTACAAGCTGTCCACTCGTTCTTGCAACTTTCCGCAACTCTCTTCCAAATTGTTTTTCTATAGCACTACTAACCGCAAAACTACTTCTACGTTTCCTTGCATCAAAGGTTAGTGCCCTTATAGAAAGGTTACAACTGCATATCATTTTCTACGGCTTCCTCTTGCAATGTTTCATCAGTAGGAAGCGGCGGCTCTTCTTCTGCCTCCTCTATTTGCTCATCGGTGATATTAGTAAATAACCCCGTCACACGACTTGCAAGACGCAGCTCCTTCATTGCCGTCGCAGTATCTATAACACCACTATCCAGCGCACCAAGTATACTTTCAGTTGTCGTTTTCCCTATATTGGCCTTATCGACTGCCGACATTTGCCATAATGACACAAAATCAAATTCTAGGTCCTCTGGCATCTGTTCACCATATGTTGAAGCGTAAATAACAGGATTAAGCTTCGATATTCCGGCCCTTAGATTACTTTCCTGCTCAGAATTAATATGATCATAGTAATTACGCCAGTCACTTTCGCCAGAAGAATTAAGACCCGCGGGGGCCTGTCCGAACAATCTAACGAGCGGCGTTCTTGAGGCGCCGGCTAATTGTTGCCCGAATTGGGTTATAATATCTGTAAGACCAGAAAAGCCATAAGATGTCGTTTCATATTCATCTTGTTTGTCCAGAATAGTTAGGCCCGCATTCGATTGCCAATATCGCATCGTTTCGAAAGAATTCATAAGGTTTTCTGTAATCTTACCACCGGCTGATATCGCATCACGCAATCCGTCCACACGAATAATATTTAACCGCGCCTTATCTACGAGATTTGCCGTATTCATAGTAGCATTATCGAATGCAACCAGCCTGTCGTTTAGGCGCTCTATTATGGACGCCCCCCATAGCTCCTGACTGATTGCCTGAAAAAATGGTAGCTGTGTACCTATTTGTCGTATAACGCGAGAATGGTGTACGTTAATAGAACCCGCAAGTTTCGTTTCGTTATTACCAGTCTTATAGTAATCCTGCGACGTTATAATTCTGTAATAGGCAGGCAATCCTATATCATAACCGCTCTGTATTAGGTTGTTTAGATCGGGCTGTAACTGCCATCTATCATATACCGCAAGCCCTTTAAATTGCCCTTTTGCAACTGTACTAGGGTCAAGTGTAGTCGCCATGTCATGCCCTTCTATTTGCATCACAGCGATCGCGCCACCATATAATCTTGCCCATCTAATAGTATCGGCCATGCTTTCCCATATCCTCAAGTTGCTGTATGCCGCATATATCTTATCGAGCTTATCAGCAGCAATATTAGATCGTAGCGTTATGCCAGCACGGCACATATCATCAGCTATGCTATCAACAATAGCGCCAACAATCCACGAACCGCGATATTGGGCCTCAAGCATCCTGTTATTGTTTGTAAGGTTATTAAAAATATATCCTGATTGTGATAGTGTGTTATTTGCCCCCACACCCACCCTTTGCATAAAGTTTGCGAAACTATCCGCTGCCATATGCGCTTTATTCTTCGTCTTGCTTTTCGCATTACTATCTTTGTTTTTCATCAAAAGTTCTCCCATTGCCTTATCTTGTTATTTGCAAGCATAATGTTAACAGCATCAATCATAGGATCAATCTGGTCATCGTGCATATGTGTGTTATCAGGTGTGAAGCTTTCACACTCGGCAAGGAAGTCACTGGTAAATGGCGCATCTTCTGGTACGCATACCAGTCCAGCTTCAATGTAGCTTAGCACATCAAGCACTCGTGTCAATTTGTCTTTAGTACGCATAACACCCTTGATTGGTATATTTCCATTGCGCTGTATCTTTTGTATTATGCCAGTACCACTATTAGCCTCCTCGACATAGAACGTCCTTAGCTGCCCGCCATCTCTTATACTCATATGTTTCATCCAGAAAGATACGGCAACCCTTTCGAGTTCCGGTATTTCCCACTTGTTGCGCAACATATCGAGTAGATATATCTTACCGTCATCACCAAAACCCCAACATTGGAAGACAGAATAGTCGTTGTGCTCCTTTGTTTTGCTTGCGGTATCCGCTGTTACTATGCGATATTTTATGAGTGGCGCTACTTTATATGTTCTGAACCAGCGTCTTTTTATAATATTTCCACCTAATATAATCGGTTGCTGTAAATATTGTCCTGCGAATATATAAGAATTGGCCTTCTCAAGCCTTCTTAATTTCTCTAGGGGGAATTGATCCGGCCAAAAAGATTCTCCTAGTTCATTGATGGCCGGAATACTAACATGATGCCATTGTTGACCATTACCACCATTTAACAAGTAACCAGCTAAGTCATTATCATGCAACCGTTGCATAATAATAATTATAGGCGTCTTCGGTGAGTTCCTCCTATGTTCCATAGTGTTGGAAAACCATTCGATGACATTCTGCCTCATGATGGCGGAAAGGGCTTCGTCTGCTTTATGTGGATCATCAATGATGATTGCCCCCCCGAATGTATCACGCATCTTTCCAGCGCCGTATCCGGTGATCGTTCCTCCTGCACCGGCGGCGTATACTATCCCCCCCTCCTCTGTTCTAAATTCATCTTTTGCGTTAGAATCACCCTTAAATCTTGGCTTCCCAAATATTTCTAAGTACCTCTCATGTTGCATGATTGATCGCGCTTGATAGGTGTTAGTAGTTGCCAATCTATGAGAATATGACGCATGAATAAACTCACTATCCGGCCAGTTGCCCATGCACCACGCTATGAAATTAATAACAGCAAATTCTGTTTTGCCTGATCGTGGAGGAATCGTAATAATTAGTTCAGTAATTTCACCAATAACCACCCTTTCAAGGGCATTACATATTGTAACTTGATGAGAGTTTCCCTTCATCACAGTCCCCTTTCGGGCCTCAAACATTTTATTTGTGAAAGTCAATAGATCGGTACGACAGCTTACTATTTCATCAGTCGTTAACATACTTCCTCTTTATGGCCTCTAGTATAATATCGCCGTTACAAGGGCTCATCGTTCCGTCAGGAGAGGTGTGCTCCACTTTTGATTCTTGTACTGGCCTGCCATAGCGACGATCCCAGATTTTATCTAATATTCCAACATCACCTTTTTTTACCGCATCGTGGAATGCCTTTGCTATTAATTTAACGAATATAGGCTTATCTTTATCAAGCCATATGCTCTCCAGTTCTTCGCGACTCTTTTCAGAAAGGCTGTCAATAATAGCAAATTTTTGTTCTTTATTAAGGGCAACCTTATAATCGTCCCCTGTAAGCTCCTTTATTTGCTTCCAAACACTACTGCGCTTCCCCCGCGTCCTTGGCTGCCTATCTTTTGAAAATCTAGTATGCTTAGGAGGGCGGCAATTTCCAACCTCATAGTCTTTTTTCTCTTTCGTATCGCTCATATACCACCTTCTTTATATAGTTGCTATTATGCTGATTCCCACACAGCATCGCGTTAAAGTATTCTTCAAAAGCAATGAATAAGAAATCATCGCCTATTTTATCCTTTAGTTTCTCGTAACTCATTATAGGTTTGTCCTGTTGATTCAAGAGTTGCCTTCTTACCAGCATAATTTTGCCAGCGGTTAATAATTACGTCACAGTATTTTTCATCTAATTCCATCATGAAACACTTGCGATTTGTTTTTTCACAGGCAATCAAAGTGCTTCCTGAGCCACCGAATCCGTCATAACAACTTCTAAATTCAAAATCTTTAAAAATATCAACAAATAAGCCCACAGGTTTTTGTGTTGGATGCACCCTAGTGGAACCCTCTGTTTTGTGGTCGCCCTTCCGACTCGCGCCATTCCATAACCACCGATACAATCTAGCAGCAGAATTATTTGAACACCACGCCAATTCTATATCCGCAAATTTCGTTTCACCATTCTCCTTATCCCACACTAGCCAGCACATTGACCGCTCCAAAAAATCAGTGAAGTAATTACCGCCCCATATTATGAAATCCTCAAAACCGTAACCGACACAAGTGTTATAGAAATCTCTTGCAGTATCTGTTGTATCATCGTTGAGAACCGGCGAATAGGCTTTTGCAGGTATTGGATCGTTACTTATCAAACTAGTAGTTCTAGAATTGCTCCCCCCTCCTACTTTATTATTTCTAACAATACTTATCCCATAAGGCGGATCAGTAAAAACCATATCAGCCTTTGCGCCATTCATCAGCTTTTCGACATCGTTCATCATTGTCGAATCACCGCACATAAGCTTATGTTCTCCAAGCAACCAAATATCACCACGCTTAGTTACGGTCTTTTCTGGCTCACTAGGGACTTCGTCTTCGTCAGTAAGTCCTACGAATTCTTCATCTAGTATACCAAACTCCTCTTTCTCAAATCCCCAATCAAGCAACTCGTCTTGTTCAAATAAATTTGCAAGCATGTCAAAGTCCCATTCGCCGGCGGTGTTCTTGTTAAGCCTAATAAGAAGCTCTTCTACCTCTTTTTCGGAAAGCAGGCGCTCTGGTACTCGCACATCTATCTCACTCTCTCCTGTAGACTTTAAATATTCGATTCTGGCATGCCCACCAATTATAACGTTGTCTTTGTTGACAATTACCGGATCAGCTACGCCGAATTTGTCTATAGACTTGCCAAGATCAGCCAGTCCTTTCTTTGTAAACCTACGCGGATTCTTACTATGTGGCTTTAAATCATCTATCTTGCGCCTTTCTGCAAACCATTCTATGGCCATATTTTCTCCCGTTAAGTGTTTTATAACTCCCGTAGTATACACCACATCGTTATATTAGGCAAGCAACCATCTATTATCACTATGCAATCATAATATAAGTATTGATGCTGTGAAAGTATTGGTGTATTTACATATTACTTGCCATATACCAATCCTATTATTGGAGCTTTCCCTATGGCAGCTGATACTAATTATTCCACCTTAAATAGAACCCTTGAAGGTCCACCATCCAAAGCAATCGTTATAACTCCTAACGATTCTACTGATATAATTCCAGACAAACCAATACGATATTTTATGGTTGGGGCCACTGGCGATCTTTCGGTAATATTACAAGACGACACAAACCCCGTTACATTAACTGGTCTAATAGCTGGTATTCAATACTACTTCATGGTCAAGCGCATAAGAGCAACAAACACAACCGCAACTGGCATAATTGGGTTCTATTAATGTTCTATAAAGGCGTCCCACATATGCACCAAGCGGCTGGCGCTATACAATCCGCGCCAGAACCACTTCCATTTATCTCTACTTGGAAGACAGATAATCCAGGAGTGACTGCGTCAACACTGATAAAATTACCTACCGATCCTGCAGGAGTCTATAATGCAACTATCGACTGGGGTGATGGTAATCAATCAACTATAACCCAATGGAATATCAATAATGTTCATACATATGCAGTTGCTGGTATATATACCGTAACTATTACTGGCATATTTACGGGATTTAACTTTTCTGGAGGTGGGGATAGAAGAAAGTTATTAAATATATCGCAATTTGGTATCCTAAGGCTAGGAGATGATGGCTATGGAAGATATTTTGAACGATGCAACAATCTTACAATTACAGCAACCGATCCACTTGACCTAACTGGAATCACAACTTTATTCAAAGCTTTCGCATTTTGCTCATCGTTAACAGCAGCGCCAGGCGTTGCCATCACGAACACCTCAAATATTATTGATTTTGGAAGTGCGTTTGAATCATGCCCTTTATTTAATGAGAATATTGGCAACTGGGATGTTTCTTCTGGTATTGAATTTTCAAATATGTTTTATGAATGCGCTAATTTCAATCAGAATCTAAATAATTGGAACGTTTCTTCTGCAACTAAAATAGATGGCATGTTTCTAGGTTGTCATGTTTTTAATTCACCATTATCTAATTGGGATGTATCGAACGTTACTACTTTCGATAGCACCTTTGTAGAATGCTTTGCATTTAATCAACCTTTAGATATGTGGGATGTAGGCAATGGCAACAACTTTTATGCAATGTTTCTTGATTGCCATATTTTTGATCAATATTTAGGCTCATGGAATGTAAGTAATGGTACTCTATTTGGATTTATGTTTTATAATGCATATTTATTTAAGGGGGTTGATTTGGGAAACTGGAATATTACTGAAATGCAGAGTGCACAGTCAATGTTCCAGAATGTTACTTTACCAACAGCAAATTACAATTCTATTTTGATAGGTTGGGCGGCTCAAGTTGTTGAAACTAATGTTTTATTCCATGGTGGCAATTCGCAATATTCTGCTGCTGCCGTCAGTGCGCGCTCAACTCTTGTTATTACATATACCTGGACAATAATAGATGGCGGCATTGCGCCATAAGTTTTACTCCTTGCCATTAATTATAAAAGGAGTCAATGGTATGGAAGACTATATAGCAACTGATATTGTTTACGTTGTTTCTCATAACGGAAATGATGTTTATCATTTCACCAAATTATTATCAGGTAATCAAATAACAACTGGCCTACCATTCATGCAGATTTTTTTGACGCCAGAAGAAGCAATTGCTGTATTTCATGATAATATTTCTTTAGAATCTGTAGAATAATAAACGAGAGGCTCCGGTATTTAACTAGAACCCCTCGCTGATCTTGGTTAAGAACATAACCACCTTAAGTTATACCATAATCATTGGTTGAAGCCTATCTTTTATCTTCTTCCACTTCTTTTCTATAATACATCCTCTGTCACTTCTGCAATATATTCATTGTATCCAGCACGTTATTATAATACATATGTATTACATCTAATTAGATATTATTTATAACCACGTCGAGATTCCACTCTCTGTGGCGATTCAGTTGCTCCTTTAACCGCCTAATATTAGGCAACGATTCCACCACATCTTTGTCGAGAAGGTCATTATAATAGGCACATTTCCTTTTTAGTTCCTCATCAGAAAGCTTGCTAATTACCTCAAACACAAGCTCCCTCATGTCCTCTGGCAACGTATCAATGTCAAGCGCCGCCTGCGCAGGGTTTTTCATCTTTATATCTACCATTATTTTCTTCAACTTCTCATAGTTCATAGTTCCTCCATTAGCTTCACAATATTTTGTTCAATGTCCATCTCGTAAATAGCAATTGAGCCACGACGATATATCTTTGCATCCTTCCTAGCTTTCTCAATTGTGTCATACAAACGATCGCAAACATATTCCATATTTACTATACAATATTTCTTCATATAAGTCTTTTCCTCTTAAGTACCATATAGGTACAATATTAAATCGAATTGAATATGTGCTGTACCCGTCCTTATTTAATTCTCATCCCCAAATCTTTATTCCACCCGCTAATATCGTTACTGAATTCACGTAACTCCATACTAAATGATGCGGTGTTATAGGAGGATGATCCACTCCAAAGTCTTGCATGGTGGTATATCATCAGTAAATGCCCTATGCCACTAACGATGCCTAGTAATGAAGTTATGATCCAAGTATCCACACCCCCTCCTCCTTGAGGACTACTACTGATCATTAATAATGAAACCATATTCCCTCCTTATTTCTATTTCAATATTATTGAATATGTGCTGTACCTTAATTAAATTTTATTAGGATATATATCAAGCACCCTATGAATGAAGAAAAATATGTTCCAATACTAAGGAATACAAATATTAGGAAATTCCTGTATTCTTTATCCTTCTCTTCTTCTGTCATGTAGTACTCTCTCCAATACCACTTAATAAAGGCCTTTGATTTGAAAGGCTCCTTCCAATAGTTCTTGTGGCGCCATTCTAATTCCGAAATGACTTCCACAGGAATCTGTTTATCCATTGCTTCTTCCTTCATTTATGTTATTGTGTCTCCCGTCTTGGTGAAGTCTTCAATTATTTTCTTCCGTATCGATTCATTCACCATTACTTCTAGCTTCTTCATTTGATCCTTATCCACTTCGATCTCAATAGGCTCGCATTCCAGTCTTTTGCCGTCGCCCAGAACAAGTTCTACCTTTACCTCACTTGAACTTATTTTCTTATCCATTGCCTTTCTCCTCTTCCCAAATATTATCGAACGCTTCCGAGATGATATTTAAGGTTTGATTCCACTCTTCTACACCGAGCGCCTTATCTGGAATTCTGGATATAATGTTGTACATCCTACCCTCGATAGAGGGTGGCACAGTCACGTGCTGTCGGTCTGTTTGTACATCATATTCTATCAGACAGAACATTCTCGGAAAATTATTATCGTTAAAGAATATTTCCCCAAGTTTTATAGATAACCTTATTTCTGGTCCCTGTTTTCTATTCACAAATATGTATTCTTTTATGTTATGCATTGCCTTCTCCTTATCTTTTCTTGATGGCTTGACTATATTGAACTAATCGGGACGAAAGACTGGGTTTATGTTTTCTTGTCGCCAACTTAAAAAGTTGGACCAACAATAACACTACAATTACTGCCGCCCAAGTAATCCATATAGGAGAGGTTACCCACCACCAACTCCATGTGCCAACTACTCCAATGTTAGCAAGCTTCAAGGTAAGAAAGACTATAAAAAGTAGTCCAAACATTGTTATCTTCATTTGTATTCTCCTTCAATTATGTTATTGTGTCTCCCGTCTTGGGGCTCTTCTTTGAATCCCCGTCTACCTTCTCTTTCAATAAGTATAATTTTTATCTCTTTAAGTTCATGAATCTCGAATATCTACCCATTTACAAGGTTTGTTTTCTTTGTAATGTATTTTATATTGCTCATTTATAAATATATTCCATATTGAGGATACGAGACCATATCCATTTGGCAGATTAGGGGCGTTTGTATATGACTTAGATATTATACCTTTTACTTCTTTCCCTTTAGATATTAAATAAACTCGATACCACGTACGGGACTCCAATTTTCCTTCATCTAAACCACCAGCACCAATAATATTGATGTCAACTTTTTCGTGTATGTCTTGGAATTCTCCGACTCTCTTTGCTATAATGATTAATTCATAATCACTATTGACATATACCCGTAGTCCTTCTGATGTTAACATTGTCTTTCCTCTCAATTATGTTATAATAAACTTTGTCACAAACGGCCGAATCCTTATAATATTTAAACATGGCAGAAGGAACTATCCACACATCCATGTATGCCGTGACATTTCTTCCGAAATTCACAAATTTTACCAACACTTCTTCAACATCATAAGAAACACCCTCACGCGTTGCTTTATCTTTTCTGAGATAAATACTATCTATTGGGTGTCCATATTTTCTATATATATATATCTTGATATCATCCTTCTTATATAATTTCTGTGTAACAACACCGTGCTCAACAACTCCATACTTCATCACCCACTCCTCCCTGAGTGGTGGCCAGATACGATTCTTATCCACAATCCATTCTCTACACTCCATTTCTAATATCCCCCACTCAATGTCATCTGGTATTTCAAAAATCTCTAAGTCAGAATGGGCGGCTGGCGACGCATATTTCCCCATTTCTTCCAATACCTGAATTAACTGTTTAGAATCACGTGGAATACAACCATCCTCATCTACAATTCCTCCAAGCTCCTCATAACGCGCTATGGCTTCTTCTGTTAGGCTAAATCCACCATAGGTACTAATAGCTATTTTACTCATACCCCCTCCTTATTTAAGTAAGCTATTTCTTCGTCTATCGAGTCAATTACCGAGTTAGGGAAAACAACCCCGCGCTCTCTAAGCCATAGCAATCTGTCTTTAAATTCTTGTAAAGTTTTTTCAAGAAATCTATACTTGCCTTCCACATTATAAAGCATATCTATTCGATACCCCCCTTCAATGGACTCATAACAATAAACATCACATCTCCTGATCGCTGAGTTTGCATATTCAGGATATTTCAGATTTTCACCACTTGACCACCTACAGTACGACATAACCTTCCCTATTATCTCTTTCATAAAAACCACCAACTAAACCCTGTACTGTTGTGCCGGTCTTATTAATGCGAATAAGTCTTCCAGCCCAGTCGTCTTCGTCTTTATAAAAATTAAATTTAACACCAGCTATAACCTTCAGCTCAATATTTTCTTCCTCTCCTTCCAGAAGGAAGTTAACACTCCCACTTTCTGATGCCGTAAACCAGCATAAAGGCTCATCAAAATTCTTATGATCATCAGGAGTAATCGCAATAACTCTCTCTTTTATGGTGAGTAGCTGATGGAGATACTTGAGATTATTAGCGCTAATTCTTCTACTCATACGCCCTCCAGATCTTCTATGTACCCCAAAGGCCTAACAGCATCAATATCTATAACATTGTACGTTTGGTGCGTATCCGACGTATACCTTCTGATGTGCTCATCTAATATTTCCCAATCTTCAACAAGTTCTTCTAAAGAATTACCGGAACTAACAAAATCATTATCCATGTCATATCTGATAAACCTACTCACACCCCCTCCTTATTTCCATTTCAACAATTCGCTTTCCATTTATCTTACAATCTTTCTTGAGTTCCTTCATAACGCTCTTGGCTCGCTCCATGCTACGTACAGGCAAAGCGTAGTAACTACCATCATCATATTTATGGTAGACATAATATAATCCGTCTAAAGGTTTGCGGTTGTATTTAACTTTCTCGCTCATTTTCCTTTAACCCTAAATATATAATGACCCCCTCGGCGTGACTGCTCCCAGCACATAAGCCAAAACATCATATTTTTTCTCATTGCTCCGATGATGTCCTCGTTCCCGCTCCATCCACCGGTTGAAACATCATAATTGATATACGCACGCCCGAAGTCATCAACTATTTCCGCCTCGTTCCAACCCCATTCGGCTTGCCACCAAATATCTTTCACATAGCCCATAAGTTCTTTAAAGTCAGTATGCCCCTTATCACATGGCCAGTTCTTTATCGTCTCTAACTCTTCGTCTGTTGGGTATTCACTCATATAAACTTCCTCTCACAAGTATTTAAAATATATCCAACATATTTGAGCCTATGATTTGCTGTGTGGTCAATTATATAAATGTCATTAACGAGCATTAATGATCGTGAGTCAATAAACTCTCCTTGAGACAAAAGCTCATCTATTGTATTCGCTGATCTGACTAGGATGTCAGATTTGTCGTATCTGTTGTATCTTGCTTTCATTATATCTTTTCCATTGATAAAAGAGATTTCATAGCAGCAATTGCGTTATAAGTTAATTGACGTTGCCATGCCTTATTACGCGGGGACCATTTAAATCCTCTGCTTTTTAAAGTGGCAATCATTTGCTGATCAGGCTTATCATCGAAGAAAAGTTTCAGCCTATTGTCATCACTATCTTGTAAAACACGAATACCATTTATAATATATTCTTCTTTTGCAATCCCCTGCCTAATCTCTTTTCTTGGCTTCGGAGATGGCTCACGAACTTTTTCGATAAATTCTAACATTTTTTTCGTAGCATTATGTTCAAATAGATTCAGTTTATTCATGCGAGCAACAGGAAAATTAGCAGATCCCGTAATCATGACAGAATAACAACGCCCGTTTGCAACAAGTCTTTTAACAAACAAATTACTAAACTTTTCTATTGCCCACTCATTACCTGTATCTATGAACTCTTTGCATATATTATCATATTCTTCGCATTCTCGAATAGCGCTCTTTTCAGGGGAAAAGCTGCTTCCTCTATAAGCATGATAGGCTAAATCATAGTACTTATGTTTTATATTCCCTTCTTTCTCCATCTTACGGCTCCTTTTTGAATTGATTAATGACCTTGTAAGCACATTGTATACAATGTGCTTCACGTTGTCAATATCTTTTTTCAAAAAAATTCCAACAATATTTATTTCCAGATTATGTTATCAAAACCAAGGCAACCTTTAAGCAACTCCCTGTTGCTTTCGGTATCCGTAAATACCGCAAAGCTTAAGTCCGCCCCGAATAGGTTAGCCCCCATTATGTCCGCCTCCCTTAAGTCCGCCCCCATTAAATCCGCCTCACTTAAGTCCGCAAAGCGTAAGTCCGCCTCCCTTAAATTAGCCCCCATTATGTCCGCCTCGCTTAAGTATGCCCCGCCTAGGTCCGCCCCCATTAAATCCGCCTCCATTAGGTCCGCCCTTGTCCCCTCACTTTTATTAGACTCGACCCACTTCTTATGCTCTGCCAATATCTTATCTAGTGTTTCTTGTTTCATCTTATTGCTCCTTTTTAACCCTAAATATATTCTTTCAATGGGCGGTATAATTCAGATGGATCATAGTAAGAGAACGCCTCAAAAAACTTTCCTTCTAGCTCATCGTACCAACAAAGTTTTCCATCTTTCTTTGATCGCACTAGATAGCAATATTCATCCGAAGGGCTATATTGGTATATCGGACCATCCTCCCCTCCTTCATTGGGCGCTTTCAGTTTAGTGAGTATAGTTCTCATTTTACTTCTCCTCTTTAAATTTATAAGGCAACGGCCTCCACGGAGTTAATCCCATGATAGAACCTGCCGCAAAAACAAGCTTGTTGATTCCCTTAATAGCAACAGAAAAAGCGGCTCTTTTTCCACCAATAATACACACAGGAGATATAACTATAAGAACGATCCCCATAAATAACCTTTTAGCAACCTTTCCGGCCCTTTCTACAACAGCAGCTTTTCCTTCCCTGCGCATAATTCCATACATATTAACTGCCGCGCGCCAATAACTCCTCCAAATATACGCTTTAAAAGTTTGTCTCTCTTTTGGCACTTCTTCGTATATATTCGCGTGTGCGCAGTAAATAATCCTCTCACCATTATCAATCGCACGAAGGAAAAAATCCGTATCTTCACCGCCCGTATAATTATAAGCCTCATCAAATCTTATGCGCAAAAAGACATCGCGATTTATCATGACATTATTTGTACATGCGCAATCCATATCTTTCCCATTCTCTGGCCATTTCGGCTCTTTAATCCACAAATTACTATTACTATTACCACTCTTTATATAAGAGATATGCCCATGAAATATATTAACGCGATCATATTTATTCTGCATTGAAAACAAATTCTCTAACCAATCTTTAGAAACCCACGTATCATCATCAATAAAGATAAGCCAATCTCTTTTGTTCTCTACACAGTAGTCAATTGCTTTATTCCTAGCATATGACAGCCCTATCTTTGGCTCCCAAAGATACAGAATTCTATCACTACATGATGCTGATTCTTGCAAAACTTCCTTGGTGTTCATTATAAGAATTACGTTACATTCTACATTATATGGCAACACCACTTTCTTTAAACTACTAAGGCATCTTTCAAGCATTTCAGGCCTTTTTCCTGCCGTGCAAATAGCTACTGTTGCTTTTATCATTTATCTCTCCTTATCTTCACCCAATCTCCATATGTTCCAATTTTCCACTCTCTAATTATTCCTAACTCTTTTTCCATCTTAATGACCTTGTAAGCACATTGTATACAATGTGCTTCACGTTGTCAATATCTTTTTTTAAAATAATTGCATTAATTCGAGGTTTCCGCATCTTTTGGCATATGATCTATAGGTAATAATTCTATCAGAATCTAAGAAGTCGCGAGCTTCTATCATCGCCTTACATATATCATATTGATTATTAGTAACTGCAAGCATGAATGCAGACACTACCGCAACTCTTTCATCAGTTAATAGCAACTTGACCATTTCTATACTGTTATTTCCAACTGCCCTATGTATTGCATAATTATATCTTGCGGATGGATCTGATCGGCCCTCATTCATAAGATATTCGACAACATTATATTTGTCCGCAATAGCTGCCATTCGCAATGCATAGCTATCATTAAAAGAAGGATCAAAGCCGCCATTTTCTATTAGTGCCATGATCATACTTAGATTTCCATCCAACGCCATGGCACCTAAATAATACTCTTGCACTTGATAATGTATCATGTATATATTCGCATATTATCTTATATAAAAAGGTGATTTATTTTATTATGGAAAACAAAAAAAAAGCACACATGGTTCGCATTGATGATGAAACTTTTAATGTCTTAAAAGACATTGCTTTAAATGAAGGGCGGACAATTTCTAATCTTATCAGATTTATCCTTAACACTCATGTTAAAGCCAATAGAAAATAATAATATCTATTTATCTTTCTCAATAAGAATATTTTTTATCCTACTGATAATAGAAACTCTATCTTTGTTTTCTTTTATTTTCTCGGGCGTGCTTATGGATTCCGCTTCTGCTTCACTTTTATTTTTCAACATGCGGATTTCTTTTGTGATGCCATTTCTGATATATTCACGGCATAGGCTTGATAATGATCTGGCTCTTCCTTTTCTTGATAATCCAAGCATTGCAAGAGTATCTCTATCTTCTTTTGACAAACGTACGAAAACGCGCTCTGTCAACTCATCCGGTTTATTCACTACCATTTATTTCCCCAAAAAATAGTTTTAATATCTGCTTAATATATCATAGCGGTTTAGATTGCAATTGATTATTGCGCAATGTTAAAAATAATTAAATAACTTTTAATGAAAAATTCCCTCGCGCGCGCACGCGTATACTACTAACTAGTTTATTATAGTATATACTAACTACTAAACTAAAAATAATATTTTTTAGTTTTTATAGTTTAGTTAGTTTAGTATAGTTAGTAGTATAATATTTAGAGTAGTAACTTACGCGTGCGCGCGCGAGGGGAAAATGCAAATCCATTTTAAATGTTATTACAATCGAAGTTACTCATTTGTAGTACATAGGTAGCCAAAAGGTATGTTTTCGCTATCTATGAGGCCTCAAAATGGCAATAAACGTATATATTAGTGGTTACTTCCAGAACAAATACTTAGTGATAAGTAAAAATGAGCGAGTTGGTGATAGATTGTCACCAACTGTTCGGAAATTCCGAACAGTTCAAACTGAACCGGTTAAATTGCAAGAATGGTTCTATTTATGTATAGTAGAATGTCTCATCTACCATGTTGAAGAAGGAGTTACCAAGCCGCTACTGAATGGCGGCTTGGTCTATTTGTAATAGCATTCGAGTCTTTATACTTATATCTCTAAACTATTTATTGATAATACATTGCGGTCAATGTCTTTTGATAGATGCATAATATTTACCTTCTTACCGCATATCTTATTTAAATCATTTATATAACGTGATGAGATATGTTCTAATATAAATTTTGAGCCACAAGAGAATGTCACCTCATTGTTACATTCTTTTATTTTTACCAATTTCGATATCCAGTTTCTATAAAAACAATCACCGTATTTTTTATCAAAATATTCTCTAATCTTTGGATCAATATTGTTGCTATCATTATGATTATTTACGACCTCATTATGATATTTAATAAGGCTATTCTCCTTAAGCTTATATGCCAAATACCTGTCAAGATATGATTGTTCTTCTACTGTTCTTTCTGACTTATCTTTCTTCGATATCATCTTAATGAGATAGGGATCGCAAGTTACTATACCAAAGTCTATAATCCTTATAATATCACTAGGTTCAGGAATGCCTGACGCACTTGATTCTATATATATCTTGAAAGCATTATATACGTCATTAATGTTGTAATCACCCAAGGCATCAATAAATAGATTATAAGTTTCCTCAAGATTCTTCTCTACTGTTTTTCCGAAAGAGTTGCTCCCAAGAATTAACCTATGAAGCATAAAGGCGATAAATGTCTTTCCCAATGGGTTTTCCCTTATCGGATTGTCTATACAATCCCCGCGGTGTGTATATAACAATATTAGCGCCTCATTTACCAGCCCCTCGTCTGTACTCTGCAATACTGATGACACCGTCCCCACTTCTTGACAAGTGCCGCTTCCCATCCGTATTCGCTTCAATAAGTATTCTTGAAATGACTCCTCTAAGGGCGTTATTTGTTTTTTTCCTTGTGCTATCTTTTCCATAAGATGTATTTTCCTCCCTATTTACTGTTTTCAGTATTTTTCGTTCTCTTTGATACCATCCAACCCATGATTGCAGAGTTGTCTTTGTACCTTTTCTTCTGTGATAGGATGAATATTTATGATAGACATGATCAATATCATCAACGTTAAGATTCTTGACCTTTTCCGCAGCGGCGCGCCATTCTTCAGGTAGAGAGTTATGTATATAATGGCCTGCTGTTTCTATCGTCTCATCAATATTGTTTTGAGACATTTTAGTGAGTGATAAATGTGGTTTATTGTACACATTTGACACAAATAAAATTCCAATACTAATGAGATTGTCAATCATATCTCTAACATGAGCCACAAGTATATTTTTGTCTAGACGAAATAATACTTGTTTTAACTTGTAAGGATCATATTCAATAGAAACATTACTACTTATCATGGTCGTAAGAGATACGAATAAATAGCGCGTATTGATGTCGCACGAAAGGATTCTTTCGTCAAGAAAAAGTTTGTTGATCATTATGATTCCCCAATCATTAAAAGATTTATCCCCTAAAATGCCTATACATTCGATGACGAGATAAAATAGTTGCGGAAAGGAGGAACGAGATTAAAAAAACACATTCATTGTGTAAATATAAATGATCTATAGAGTGACAGGATTTAACTGTCTCAAATTCTATTATTAACATTTTAATTGCGATCCAAAAGTTTGCGATCCAGAAAAAGAAGGGGGGAAACCGGATCAAGCTTTCGTTTGGATTATAAGCCCAAACTATCCCCCGCGTATTTTATGATAGCATCATATACATCATCTATAGGACGTGCAATATTTTTTTAAAAAAAATATTGACAGGCCAATATACTACATATAGTATGTTAAACATTCATGATTACCCTATTTTGAGTTGTGACATTATCTTTCCCCAAAAAGAGAGTCCTAGCGACGGCATCCTAAAAAGATGCCGTCAATTTTTTTTCATCTCCTTAGTATTCCACCCTTCCTTCCATCGCTATATCTTTTACCGTCATATATAAGAAACTGCCCCCTATTATCTACAACCTCTCTTGAGATATGCACCCATCCTTTATTTGGATCAAGGGCATCATAAAACTCAAGAATCAATTGATCATAATCTATATTACTATAACAATATCTTGCGAGTTCAATTAATGACACATCGCGCATTCTGATATCAACTGCCAAGGCTTCTATATGTTGCGACCTTTGGCTTCCTTTTATCATCTTATTAAGGCGCGGGCATCTATACCATGATAAAGGAGAGAATGCGCCGAAATGATTCCTAATAGGTTCTAGAATACTGTCCGCTATCATCTTTGCGTTGTCTAATAATATGATAGGAAGGCTATTATTGATCTTGAATCTGTCCGCGTACATAGAGGCGGTGGTCTCCGCAGCTGAAAAATGTTTACTTAACTTGTAAGTATTGTTTACAAGTTGCATGTTGCTCTCCTTCTTTAGTGATTAATGATATCGTCAAATTCTTGACGTGTTTGAACGGTGTAATATTCGAAACCTAGCGCCCTAACTTTCGATTCAAATTCTTTTTGAGCAACTCCTTGCTTCTCTCTCTTGCTCTTTGTCTCAATAAAAACTGTTCTTCCATTGCGACAAAGTACCATAATATCAGCAAAACCCGCAGGTAATCCTTTAATGCGAAGGTTTCCGTTATATACATTTGTTCTGATTGCCCAAACATGCGGCGCGCGCCTGTATGCTTCAACAATCTGCTTTACTAAATCCGTTCCGGTTGACAAAATTTTACCTCCTTAAAAATTATGCTTGACAATTACCGCAAAGTTAGGCTATTGTCAACAAATAACGCGCATCTTTTTTCGGATGAAGCGTTTAATGTCAACAATTAATGGGGATTATAAGATGACTAATTTAACCAATAAAGATATCACGGGGAATAACTATTTTGATTACCCTGCATTATCAGCAAGTGGAATCAACCAGTTTCTAAGTGATGACGAAGGACCTTATGTTTACTGGAAACATAGCCCGTTCAATAATGAAAGAATCAAAAAAGAACCAACAGACGATATGTTAATCGGAACTGTTGCGCATTGCCTGCTATTAGAAACCGATGAAATTTTTCAAGATGCTTTCGCAATCATGCCTGAAGGAATGAGAAGAGACAATCGTGTTAAGGCATGGCTGGATTTTAAGGATGATGCAACCATACATAACAAGATAATCATTACTCATAAGATATACGAGGAGGCCGTAAGGCTTGTGACGCCACTACGTAAGCATAAAGGTGTCATGGTGTTGCTATCTGATGGCCGCTCTGAAGTTCCGATTATTTGGGAAAGAGACGGCATAAAATGCAAAATGAAAGCAGACTTCATAAGAAATGGAGGCACTGCAATTTTTGACTACAAGACTACAAGAACCACAACACCAACGGCATATTTTAAAAGTATGGCAAGTATGGGTTATCACAGGGCTGTCGCTTGGTATATAGACGGCATCAAATCAGCAACTGGTGAAGAACCTGAATTGTTTGCGCATATTGTACAAAATAAAGAGTATCCAGAACTAATCGGATTCCCAAAGTTCCCGCAACATATGATCGAAGCTGGCAGGGCAGAAAATAATTATGCCATTGAACAAATCAAAAGACGACTCGAAAGCAACCAATGGAATCCATGGGGTGAAGGTTTTATGGATGCAGACTTTCCAGAATACTACCGCCTAAAAGGCGCTCATCAATTATTACTTTCTAACTTTTTTTAACCAACTCATTTTAAGGGGAATTTTATGACTAAAGAAACTACGACTACCACTATTGAGAACGAAGATTCAACATTGCTTAAAACAATTGAGGTGTTGAAGCCAGAGGTGCAGCAAGTATCAGAAACACCAGTTCCAGAAAAACCAAATAAGATCATCATTCAAGGGAATGATATGTCTCTTTATACAGATACAGGCAAATTTGAGCATCTATGGAGGGTTGCTACTGCATTTTCGCAAAGCACCATGTTACCGAATGGGTATAGCAAATCGCCAGCGAACTGCTTCCTTGCAATTGATCTTGCCATGCAAGTTGGTATGCATCCACTTCAGTTCATGCAAGCAACCAATGTTATTAATGGGAAACTAGGATTTAGCGGTCAGTATGTGATCGGTCTTATTAACAATAAGCAACGCTTCAAGAGTGATCTTAACTTTATATATTCTGGCGCCGAAGGAACACAAGACTTTTCTTGTACAGCATGGGCCGTTGATAAATTCGATAATCGCAAAGAATTTACTATCTCGGTGAAAGAGGCCATGAAAGTTGGTAAGGCATCGAGCAATCCTAACTGGTCTGCGATACCACGCTTGATGATTACGTATAGAGCGGCCGCCTACTTCGCACGCGTTCATTGCCCAGAAGTATTATTGGGGATGCAAACTATAGAAGAATTACAAGATATGAATCCAATAAAAGATGTTGGATCATCAAAAGTCGACGAACTAAACAGCAAGTACTTCGCAAAAGAGGAGCAAGAAAATGTTGAAAAATAAGCAATGGAGGAGTGCACTCAATAAAATAGTTGGCAACAATCTGGCGGCTATTATGAGGCAACTAAACATACGACAATCGCGTCTAGCATTAATGCTAGACGTCGATAAAAGCTTCGTACATACGCGCTTATCAGGACGATCTCCTATGACGGCTAGCGATATTGTAGCAATACGTGAAGCCCTTGGTTTATCAAGGGCGGAAACTAAAAGATATTATGAAGCACTTTTCAGCAACACAACAAAAATAGAGGTTATTCATCGTGCAGAATCTAACTCGAAATAGAAATACATACCCCCCGATGTCTAAAGATGAAATCGCGCAGAAGGGAATATTGGTAATGCATAGGGCAGGTATCATTGACGATATCTTTGGTTTGTTTGATGCAGGCGGGAGCGTTAAACATTATCTAGATCATAGACTATATGATGCAATTGAAGCTTTTGATGATGTTGCCTACTATATGATCGAAATCCATGGCAGTAATATTAATGCATACCACGCGCTTCATGCAGCAAAGGATGAGGCGCCCTTCCTTGGAAGGTCGATTATTGATATGGTAAAAAGCAACCCATACTCAATATATAAGATAAAGCTATATTATAATGCATTCATAGCGCCTTACTTGAAGGTTATGGATGAGCCTTGTCCTGAATATTCTTGGGAAGACTCATCGGGTATTAATATTGTAATCAGGACAAGTAGAGAGGGGGGCGGTAAACAATCGTTTGAAGATTTCTTCCACAATAATTGTAAGAGAATTATTGCGAAGAAACTTGCTTGTCTTGAAACCGTTCTTAATATTCCTTTGCTTCCCGCTGATGTGAAGTGTGATGACTATTCAGAAGATAGTATTTGGGTGTTAAATGCAGTCTTCCCTGTCGATCATAATAAAGGAACAATGCGGAAAATAGCAGAGGCGTGCGATTTGATCATCACTCGCGTTTATTATTTGAAGGATATGGGGATTGATTTCTATCTTGGCAAAGTCATACTTGATATTGACTACAATATGACAGACGGAGAAATCACGCTTATAACAAAGGCGCATAATGAATAGTAAAGATATTGCTATCAATATGTAACTTATGATAATACTATTATTAACTGTAACCAACCAATGGGGGAAATATGAATACAACAGAACTTATCAAACGCGGCCTAATATCAGTATTGCCGGCCTCTATAATGACGGTTAACTATCAGCTAGTCTTTGGCACCTATCCAGCAATTGCCTTCTGCATATCGTGGGTAATTATTATGTGGGCATTCTTAAAACTAGAGAGTAAAGACCCCGTTATGGCAAGATATTACCGTATTCTATCTATTGCTTTCCTTATTATACCAATATCTGCAATGATCGCTTCTGGCAAGGCGGCATCTACCGCCGCTGGTGTTGATGTTAGTGACGCAGAAAAGGCTGGCGCCGCTATTGGTGGCGGCGTTGTTCTGTTTATGTCCATGCTGTTTTCTCTACCGATGGCGGCCATATTCCACTTTGCAGCAAAGAGGCGCATGAAGAATATAGCGAAATTAAATGAGAAGGTTTGATACGTATGGATATACTTTTTAGTTGGCTCTTGGCGCGAGTTCAAGATATCATGAATATTATAATGGCCTCCCATATGCATGAGTCCATTGACGAAGATGAAACAGATTTTCGTGATTATATTCTTGGCGCCTCTGATACAAAAGGGAAATAGCTTCTAAGTTGCTAATTACCTCTTCTTTGGGGGGCGTCCTCTTTTCTTCTGCACAACCGCGCGCATATCTGTATATGTCGCCATCTTATGTTTTTTCTTTGGTATGATTCCAGATATTTTATCCGTTGCTGTAACGCGGCCGTATATCGCCATAACGCCGCCAACGATAGCAGAAGCAGAAGTGACGATAGCATTTACTTCTTCGCTTCCAATATCATAACCTAAGATATTTGATAATGTTGGCACAATGGCAACAAGTCCGCCCAATATGCTTACAGATTGTAGTGCTGGTTTTGTAGTCATAAAAAACTCCTATGATGACATTTTAATAAAAGTGCTGATAATGAATAGTAAGATTGCCATACCTGCCGAGCCGGCCATAACTTTAACACCGCCCTGAATCCCGCTAATTGCCTTGGTTAGTATCTTTATTTCGGTTGCAATTGAATTAACTGTCTTCTCAATATTGTCAATTGCACCATCATGCTCCTTAAGGCCGTGGAGTGTGCCCATTAGTTCCATTTTGTGAACTTCTCTTGCTTCTTCCAACGCGTGCACCTTCATATCAATCTTTCCAACGTCTCTATTGATTATACCTATTTGAGTTTGAATAGCTTCAAATTTGGAATCAATAGCTTTAAAATAATTCTTTTCAGGCGTCACTATAAACCTCCTTTGTTTATATAAGCACCTTATAACACATTTGTCTACTTATACAAACACTTTGTTGCTAAGCAACAGCATTAACAAAGGTTCTGTAGTTGCAACCTTAATGCAGCAATATCTTCTCGTTTCTCCCTAAATATGTTCGGAACATCTGTATTATTTATAATATCCATAATAGCATCATCACGCATCCTTGTTGTTATTGAGGCTTCTATACTTTCTATTTGCATAATAATATCGGCCTTTTGTTTCTCGATTGCATATAAAGGAAATGATTCAGATAATTCATTTTCTGAAGGAGGATGATTGAATAATCTCTCACTTTCAAGGACAACATATTCATCATCCACGTGACGATAAGATAATCCATTATTACTATAACATAACATAACATATTCTGAAGGAGGATGATTGAATAATCTCTCACTTTCAAGGACAACATATTCATCATCCACGTGACGATAAGATAATCCATTATTACTATAACATAACATAACATAACCTTTATAAG